GGTGGCACTGGCCTCGGCCAAGGCGCTCCAGGCGAAGGCCGACGGAGAGGGCCGGGAGATGACCGAGGACGAGTCGAAGGAATTCGACAACTGGCCGATCACTTTCGACTCCCTGGCCAAGGACATCCAGCGGCGCGAGGCGGTTCTGGATCGCGAGGCGAAGATGAGCGCGCTGTCCCCTCGGCTGTCGACTCCTCCTCCGATGGAGCCTGCGGCCCCGGCCGCGCCAGCGGTGCCGAGCCGCTCGCCGGTCACCGGTCGCCCCGTCGCTGAGATGCATGGAACCCGTGGCTTCTTCTCCATGGGCGACTTTGCTCTCGCCGTCCGTGGCGCGGCCACCGGTCGGCGTGAGGACGCCCGGCTGGCTCCCCTCGCCGCTGCGACGACCCAGGCGCAGGAGGCAGTGGGTGCCGATGGTGGCTACATGGTGCCCCCGGACTTCCGCACCGCCATCATGCAGAAGGTGTTCACCGAGGATTCGCTCGTCGGGCGGACGGATCGCCAGACGACCTCGGGCTTCAGCATCAACATTCCGGTGGACGAAGTCTCGCAGTGGGATGCGACCAACGGCGTGCAGGCGTACTGGGAGGGTGAAGGAACCCAGTTCAGCCAGTCGAAGCTCCAGCTGCGCAGCGTCTCGCTCCGGGCCAACAAGCTGGCAGCGCTCCTGCCGGTGACGGACGAGCTGCTCGCGGATGCCCCGTCGCTCACCGCGTACATGTCGCGGCGGACGGCGCAGAAGATCGACTGGAAGATCAACGACGCCCTGGTGAACGGCGATGGCGTCATGAAGCCCCTGGGCTTGCTCAACTGCCCCTGCAAGGTGACGCAGGCGGCGGAAGGCAGCCAGACGGCGGACACCATCAACTTCCAGAACATCGTGAAGATGTGGAGCCGGATGGCGGCCCCGAATCGCCGGAATGCCATCTGGATCGCCAACCAGGACATCGAGCCGCAGCTGGCTCAGATGGTGATTTCGTCCGGGTCGTCCGTCTCCTTCCCGGCGTATTTCCCGGCGTCGCAGGGCCTCCTGGGCAACAACTTCTCAGGCACCCTGATGGGTCGTCCCATCGTCTTCACCGAGGCCGCAGCGGCCCTGGGTGACGAGGGAGACATCATCCTCGCGGACCTCACCCAGTACATCACCCTGACCCAGGGCAGCGGGCTCCAGAGCGACTCGTCCATTCATCTGTGGTTCGACTACGGGCTCACCGCCTTCCGGTTCACCCTCCGGTTCGGCGGAATGCACTGGTGGTCGAGCGCCATCACCCGGAACAAGGGCAACAGCGTCTCGTCCCTTGTCACCCTGGCCGCTCGCTAATCCGAAAAGGAAAGGAAAGAAGTCATGGCAAACTACAATGAGAAGCCGTCGAACGCCTTTGTCTCCCAGGCGGCCGCCTCGGTCGTGCCGCAGTCGGTTGCTGCGGCCGGCACGGCGACCGGTTCGGGCTGGGTCTCCGTCAAGGAGGTCAAGTGGGCGAAGGTCACCGCGTTCTGTGGCGCGGGTGGCGGAACCCTGGCGGTGAAGATTCAGCAGGCCTCGGATTCGTCCGGGACCGGCGTAAAGGATCTCATCACCGCCGCCAACCTCGGCATCTCGGCGCTCGATGGCACCGCGAAGATCGGCCAGGCAGACTGCAACATCGATGCGAACATCGATGTCGACAACAGCTTTGCCTACGTCCGACTGCACGCGACCGTGTCCGGCGGCTCCGGGACGATCGTCGCGGCCGGCCTGGAGCTGGGGCCGGCGCCCCGGCAGGCCTGACGGCTAGGGACGCGGCGAGGCCTCACTAGGGCTGGGCACGCTCGCCCCTAGCCCGAAATGGTCTCGCCGCGTCCCGATTTTCCCATAGGAGGAACTGCGGAGCGTGGCAACTGCCGATGCTATCGACCTGACGACGCTCGCGAAGGTCAAGACCGAGCTGGGTCCGTCAGTGACGAACCTGACCGGCGCGGCCTTGGCGCAGGTGGAAGATCTCCTCCAGGGAATCATCACCGCCTGCTCTCGCGTGCTGATGACGCAGATCGGCCGGCGCATCAAATCCTCCACCATCACCAAGACGTTTCATGGCGATGCCACCTACGGAATGGCGCTGCCGAACGGGCCGGTGACGGCCGTATCCGCTGTCTCCATCGACGAAAACTCCATCCCCCAGTCCACCAGCGTCACGGAGCCGGGGTGGATTCTGCTGAACGACAGGCTGGAGCTGCGGGGCTACGTGTTCACCGCCGGCACCGGCAACGTCATGGTGACCTACACATCGGGCTTCGCCACCGTGCCGCAGGACATCGAACGGGCGTGCGTCGAGCTGTCGGTGTGGGTGTACCAGAACCGCAACCACGTTGGCATCCAGCAGCGCAGCGTCCATGACGCCGACGCCGTGACGTTCCGAAAGGACGAGTGGCCGTTCCTCGTCCAGATGACGGTCGACGCGTACAAGACCTCCCTCGGCATCGCTATCTTCGGGGGAGTCGAAGAGTGACGATGGTGGCCAACATCCGCGCCGAGAATCCGGCGGCGATGTTCGAGTTCATCGAGCACATTCGGACGTCGTCCGAGACGCTCCAGGACCGGCTCCTCACCGCGTTGCACTACATCGGCGGGGAACTCCAGTCGCGCATGCGCACGCGCGCGAGCGCCCAGCTGCAAGAGCAGTCGGGGAAGCTCCAGCGCAGCATCTACTACAGCGTGAAGGTACAGAAGGCCGGGTCCGCCTACGTGCTGACTGCCGGGGTGGCGCGTCGCGCTTTCTACGCGGCCTTTCAGGAGAAGGGCATCCCCATCCGGCTGATCGACATCAAGAAGGGCAAGCGTCGCTACCAGCGCATCCTGTTCCTGAGGTCGCGGCCGTTCATCGGCCCGTCCATCGACGAGATGAAGGACGAGATTGTGCGCGCGGTAGAGGACGCCTACCGGGGGGTGTGGAGTGGCGCTTAAGCGCGAGCAGGCGGTGGCCGCGCTCTTCGACCGCCTGAGCAACTTCCCGGCCCTGACGGCGCAGATGATCACCTTCTCGCGGGCCTACAAGCTGCCGACGGAGGTTCCGCCCGAGCAGCAGCCGGCGCTGTTCCTGGTGGCGACGGAGTACGTGATGCACAACCCGTCGACCGGGATGGCCCCGTTCCAGCTGGCGCATCCGCACATCCATCAAATCAAGTGCAGCATCTACATCTACGCCACGCAGGTCACCGAGGACACGAACCCGGAAGGGAATCTCCTCAATCCCATCATCGATGCGGTGGAGGATGCCATCGCATTCAAGCCCGGCGTGGATGCGTTCGACCAGAGGGGCGTGGAACACACGAACCTCGGTGGATTGGTCGAGCGATGTAGCTTCGACGGAAGAGATCCGATCATGGTCGTTTCTGGAACTGGTTCGCTCCAGGCAACCATCATCATTCCAATCGAAATTCTCATTCAGGCGGGACGTGGATGACCGACAAGAAGGGCGTGGATTTCTGGGCGGAGGCGAAGGCCGAGACCGAGGCCAAGGCCACGGCGAAGCCAGCGGCCAGCACCGTGGGCTGCACCTGTCCTCCGTGGACTCCGGAGCGCCAGCCCTGTGCGTGGTGCGGCATGAGTGACGAAGAGCGCGAGCGACTGCGGAACGCTGTACAAACAAAGTGAACGAGCTAGCCTTCGTGCTGGCAGGAAAGGAAACATAAATGCCTCAGTACAATTTCGGCGTCGGCCAGCTCGCTCTCATCCCAACTGGATCGAACCCCACGCCGGTTCCATTCGCGGTGTTGACGGATATCTCGGTTGATATCAGTTACGATCTGAAGGAGCTGCGTGGGTCGTACCAGTTCCCGATCGACGTGGCCAAGGCCAACGCCAAGCTTACCGGAAAGGCAAAGAATGCAGGCATTCTCGGCTCCCTCCTTGGCGCCGTGATGTCGAGTTCGACGTCCGCCACCGGGCAGATCCTCGGGGCCGCAGGCGAGGCATGGACGATTCCGGCCACGCCGTTTCAGGTGACCGTCACGAACAGCGCCACGTTCTCCGTGGACCTGGGTGTGGCGAACCTGACCAGCGGAAAGATTATGACCCGGGTGGCGTCGTCACCGGCAACAGGTCAGTATTCAGTCGCGGCAGGTGTTTACACTTTCGCGGCTGCTGATACGACCAACAATCTCGCGGTTTCTTACGCCTATACTGCGACGACCGGAGCGACCAGGACGCTGAGCAATGCGCTGATGGGAACCAGCACCCCATTCCAGATGCATTGCTACAACGTCTACTCGAACAACGGAGTCAGCAAGGCCTTCGGCCTCAAGCTGTACTCGGTGCACGTCCCGAAGATTGGCTTCGGTCTGAAGGCCGAGGCCTATACCGAGCAGGATCTGGACTTCACTGCGGTGCAGGACAGCGCGTCCCTCAAGGTCGCGGAGTTCTACACCTACGAGTAACCGAATGGAGGCGAGCCGATGATCGATGGACCCCGCGTTACCCTGGGCGGCGCAGAGCGTATCCTTGCGCCGCTCACCCTGAAGACCCTGAAGAAGATTTCCCCGCGTCTGGCGGTTCTGAAGACCCTGGACAGCGATGCGATTCCCACCACCGAGAACCTCAGTCTCATTTCGGAGATGGTTCTCGCATCGCTGAACAGAAACTATCCGGACATCACGATGGAGGAGCTGGACGACTGGCTCGACACGGGCAACCTGATGCCTGTCTTCATCACGGTCCTCCGGGGTTCGGGGATGCAGGAGAAATCACCGGGGGAAGCGACAGGCTCATAGAGGGTTTCGATTGGAAGTACCTCTATGGGCGCGTGATGCAGAACCTGGGCAAGAGCGGAGAGGAGGTCGACGGCATGACGCT